AAGAACCCTTTCATTTCAGCCACTTAATAATTATAGTCCAGTATTAGATGATGATACTTACAGAGTAATATTAAAAGCTAAAATAATAATGAATAATTGGGATGGCTCACTTCCACAAATGTATGAGGTTTGGAACGCTGCTTTCGGAAAGGATAAAGATTTAAATTTACAACTACAAGATAATCAAGACATGAGCTTTATTGCTTATATAGATGGCTTTGTTGACCAAATACAGCAAGACTTAATACAACATGGCTATATAGTTCCGAAACCAGAAGGAGTGCGAGTTAATTATATTGGCAGGTCAAAAATACCTTTCGATTTATATTCTGCAATAATAGTTTCGGTATGCCAAACAGAAGTATTAACTATGGACTTTGACCAAACAGAATATATTGGATTCAATAACGTATATTCAAGGATTATAGTTCAACAAATCAAAACTGAAACTCTAAATATATCAAATGAAGTTGTTGAAATTTCATTTCTTGTTAATGAAAATAACGAAGCGTTAACAACAGATACTGGAGCAATATTAATATTTTAAAGGAGGTGCTTGAATGGATACTACCCCTATACAAAACTTACCCTTAGTAGTTCCGAATGAAGTAGATAAAGTTGTATTATCTCAAAATGGGAATACAAGAAACGCAACAGTGCTAGAAATAAGAGGAATAATAAATGATTTAACTACTGGAGGAGATACAAAGACCTTAAGTGCAGAAATGGGAAAATTATTTAAAATTTATGTAGATGAAGAATTAGGTAAAAGATATTTAAAAACAGAAACCTATACACAAGAAGAAATAACACAAAAAATTAATGATTTAATCGCTAATGCTCCAGATGCTTTAAATACACTAAAAGAACTTGCGGATGCACTTGGAGATGATGCAAACTTTGCAACAACAATTACCAATCTATTAGCGAATAAAGTTGATAAAGTAACAGGGAAAAGTTTATTGTCAGATATAGAAATTACTCGTTTGTCAACAGTAACAAATTATGATCATACTAATGTAGATACACATATAGCTAATGATAATATCCATGTTACATCTACAGATAAAACTAATTTAGCGAATGTAGTTGCCAGTTCACATACTCATAGTAATAAAGTAGTTATAGATAAATTTACAGAAGTAGGTGGAAACCCTTATTATAACGGAAGTGCTATTGGTGGTGGAGGAGATGCTATTAGTATTAATAGTAAGTCAGTAGATAATTCAACGTGGTCACATGGACGGGTTTTAACATGTAATTCTACAACAGGAAAAGACGAATGGGCAAATATCACAGTGACAGGCATAGTTGGGTCTACAGGGAATTTAGTTTCAGCAGGTGCAAACGTATCTATACCAGCATTATCAGAAGAAACTTTTACTCATCCGGCTTCAACAAATGATAAAATAATGATAAATGTTCAACAACAAATTATAGGTAGTTCAGTAAGTGATACCCATGTAGATTTTAGTGATACTAGTAAATATATTTTGCAAGACAGTGGAAAAATAGCTTTCTTAAATAATACTGCACAATTAAAAAAACAGTCAGATACCAATATTACACCGACAACTACTGGATATAGTACCATTATAAATAGCAAAACCTACACAGTTACAGATAATGGTAGTCTTACTGGGTTTGAATCTTGGAAAACTTTTCAAAACCCCACGCTACTAGGAAGTCTGCAATGGGCTTCTTCCTTTACAGGAAGTAACTATTGTCAGATTGATTATGGAGTAGGTAATGAAAGGTATTTTAATAGAATTGATATTGGTATATATGCTAATTCTGGAGATGCAAAAACTGTATTAGTTTATGGATTTAAAACAGATGGTACTTTAACAACATTATTGTCAACTTGCAATTTAGCAAATACAACAGGATATCAATCATTTTCCATATCATATGTAGATAAACTAAGAGGTATTAAATTTGTTATATCTGATAAGTATGCATTAGATGCAAATTTCCGGATAATGGGAATACAATTATATAGTCCTAATTACCCGATAACCCCAGAATACCTAAAAACAACAGGAACATCAGATTACAGTCTAACAACAACAAGTTCAATAACATCTATATCATCAACCGTAATTATACCAACTAATACAAGTGTTAAAGTACTATTTAGTGTAGATAACAGTGTAAATTGGCTATATAAAGATGGAACTGGGATACATAAATATACTAGTGATTTAACAATTGCTTGGACAAGTAGTAATCAGTGGTCAGAAATATCTACTTATTTTACTAATTTGAGTATTACTACATTGACTAGTGATTTAGCAAGTTTAGGAATAATCCCTGTGACATTAGATTTTGCATTTGACCTGAATTCTACAGATTTAACAGTCACCCCTTCAGTTGGGAAGATAACCTTAAATTATATTGAAACTTCTCATACTGAATTAGCTAGTTTTGGAGGATATGGTGAATCTACTATGTTTGGAGTTAAAGTGATTAATCCAACAACGCTAGGGGTTAAAAATAATACTTCAACTGCAAAAATTGCAAGTGTTAATGTATTACTTGGGACAGTTTAATAAATTAAAAATATAAAGGAGGTACTGAACAAATGATTGCTTATATATATGATAAATATTCTTTCATGATTGAAAATAAAATAGACAATATAGTTTTTGTAAGTGAAGGAGAAATATTAGGAGATTCAAAGTCAAAGTTTGGTGGTGGTTCAAACTATATAATTTTACAATCAGACACTATTAATTTGAAAAAAGATGATGTTATAGATATCACAAAACTTGATGATTGTAGAAACTTTTATTTAAAAGGTAGTGACTATTGGTATCAAGAACAGATGAATAAACACAAAGAACAAATAAATAATCTACAGCTGGAAAAAGAGGAATTACAATGTTTTACAGTAGACTTGCAATTTCAAATCGATATGGCAAGTCTGTAAAAATATAAAAATAAATTAGAAAGAAGGGATTGATAATGTTGTACAATTTATTAAAAAGTATCATCACAAGCCAAAGCTATAAGGATAATGGAGACACTCCAGAAACTATGCAAGCCAAATTAGATGTATTTTTATCTAAGAACAGAATTACATTAGAAAACTATAATGAATTAAGTGCTCTTTTAGATGCACAAAAAGAACCAGTAGTTAGCACTGAACCAACAGCATAATAAGAACCTAAATTAAGGGCAATATCTAAGGACTTTGAATAGTCTTTTTTTATTGTTCTTTTTTAATGAAAGGAGAAATAATATGGCTATTTTTAATAATATGTCCATTACAAATAAAGGCCAAGCGTTATATGCAAAAGCACAAGCAGGGACACAATTACATTTTACTAAACTCATGGTTGGTTCTGGAGACATAGGAACTCAAAACCCTGCATCACTTACAGCTTTAATCACACCTAAATTTGATGTAGGGATTCAATCTATTACTCCTAATACAGAATTAAAAACTGCAACAATCAGCGCTATGATGAATAATTCGGATATTACAGTTGCGACTTACGTATGCGAAATAGGAGTATTTGCAACTGATCCCGATGAAGGTGAAATACTCTACGCTTATGGTTCGGCTGGCAATTATGGGGATTATATGGCTCCAGCAAGTAGTGGACCTTATAGCTGGAATTATCAAATTAATGCAGCTATAGGGAACGCAGCAAATGTAACAGTAACATTATCAAATCTTACTTATGACTATGGAGTTATGAACACAAATACAACTTTTTTATATATAAAAGGCGGAAATCAAAAAGAAATAAATAAAAGTATAGATAATATTTTCAAACTCTATACGACTACAAATGTAGATAATGTTTATTCTGTGACAGTATCTAATATAACCACTTTAATAGATGGATATCCTTTAGCTATTAAATTCAATGCACCAAGTACAAGAGCAATTACATTAAAAGTTAATACTTTAGCTGCAAAAAGTATAGTAGATTATTTTGGCAATCCAGTAACTAATGTAAGACAAAATTTAATTGTAAATTTACGTTATGAAGCTACTTCGGGAACTTTTAT